CGTGTGCTTTTCCACTTCGTATTCATTACCGAGATCTTCTTCGCGTTTGACGTACTGCGCGCGTTCTCTTGCGGTCGGGAAGACCAACACGTAGCTCTCGCCCCCTTCATTACACTTAAACCTGGCTAGATATAATTTCATTCACTTCTCCTATAAAAGTTTGGGGGCGCACGGCCCCCGGTTAGTTGTAGCTGTTTATTCTGTGTAGACCTCGTACCATTCTTCGCCGTTCTCTTCCTTATGCGTCTTCACATGGGGGTTGAAAGGAAAGCCGTATGAATAGCCGATCTTGCCTTTCAGCGTGTCTAGCATCGCGTGACACTCTGCGGCCAACAGATCGCTGTACGCATATCGGGAAAGGTTGAAGCCTCTATAAATACCGTCGTCGAAAAAGCCGGTCTTCAATTTCGTTTGAAGCCCGTCAGGAAAGTTTTGTTTTATGAAGCTGTGTATATCTTCGAGACTTTCTATGACGACTTTGCCGCCCACGGTTTTTTCTTCACTCATGGTGAATTTCCTTTTTCGTTGTTAATGAACAAAGCAGTCCGCCACACTGCTCGGATTTTTAGGCGTCCCTATATTTTAGCATGGGACACATCGCATATCTACGGCGATAGTGAAGGGACTATGAAGGTTTGGTGAAGATATATGGGAGGTCTTATATGAAGTGTTACCGAAGGTAACGGGTGTTACTTCACGTAGCACGGGTCACGGCTCGGGGGACAAAAAACGCGTTTATATATAGAGTTTTCTGAGCAAATTACTTTTTGAAAAAAAAATAATTTTCAAAATGCCGGTACAGGCGGTACGGCGGTACAGATCGGCTCTAGCCCTTGTCGCAGAAGGGTTTCAGGCGTACCGCTACCCGTACCACTGTTTTGCAGTGGTGGGACACTTTTGAAAAAAAAGGGACGTGGGTTATAGGGCCTCAAAAAAAGTTTTTTGAAAAAAAAATAAAAATGGCTGGAAAAGTCTATAACAGGAAGGGGATTAACAAAGGTATGCGATTAGTCCTTGACATCGGACGTTTGCATAGTGTTAGCGTTTGGGAATGACTTGGTTATTGATGAAAATTATTAGCTGGTTTGATAAGCCGCCAGAAGTAGACGACCGCTTACGTGATCGAATGCGCGAGTACGAACGTGCAAAAAATATAGTTGATCGGGACGCCGTTATATCGGATGATTCGCATACACCAATGACAATGGATGTGAATCATGACAACGATAAAGAAACTTTTAGATACTGACCCGACTAATGGCAACACGAAAGTAGCGAAAACGGCAGCGTTTGAGACCAGCTTAGGCCCCGTGCGACTGGCGTCTTTAAGCCTGCTCCCGAATGACACGTTATGCCCTGGCAGCAAAGCCGCCGGCTGCATGAAACCGTGCTTAAAAGAGGCCGGCATGGCCGCCGTTTTTCAATCTATCAATAAGGCCCGGCAAGCCAAAACTGATTTTTGGCATTCTGATCAACCCGGCTTTCTGGATCAATTACGCCGGGAGCTAACCAATTTTTTAAAACTATGCCGAAAGCAGGGCGTGCAGGGCGTTGTTCGCCTTAATGTGTTGTCGGATATTCAATGGGAGCGTCACGGCATACCGCAAGCATTTCCCGAGCTTTTCTTTTTAGATTACACAAAGCTTGCCAGGCGACTTGGCAAAACGCCGTCTAACTATCATTTGATATTCAGTTATAGCGACCGACCGCAATATGCGAAACAAGTCGAGCGTGCCGAGAAAACCGACGCGCCGATTGCTGTAGTTTTTAAAAATGGAATGCCGGCGGAATACCGAGGGCGACCGGTTATCGACGGCGACCGATCGGACATATTGAACGCACTCGCCGGGCCAGTGGTTATTGGTTTGAAAGCGAAAGGGCCTGCTAAAAACGACGCCGCCGGTTTTGTGGTCGATACCAATCTGATAGTAAGGGTAGCAGCATGATGCGTATGCAATTGGCCCAAGAGATAGTTGTTCGCCGGGAACCGCCTGCAAAACGTATGCAACCAAAGCTTTGCGATAAGCATTATCTAACGAGTGATTCGAAAACGGTGCTGTTAGATCTGCAAGTTGAAATCAACAAAGCCGACCGGTTACTGAAAACAAAGTTTTAAAAAATCGGTTGCAGTATTCTGCGAATATGCGAGGATTCCCATGCGGCATTCATTTAGGCCCCGCCGCAGGGCCACAAAATAGGTAAATTTGTGATGTTAGATACCAAACTGGAAAACCAAAACGGCACGCTGGAAAGCATTTTGCGAACTATCAGCGAGCAAGCTTCGCGCAAAGCCGATTACATAGCGCCGACAAGCGAGCTTCAGGTACAAACTACCGACGGCTGCACTAGCGTTGTATTTGAGGCAAACCGTGGCGAACCCACGCAATTTTTTGAAACTAATGAGGTTGCGTTTCAGCAATTAGCGGCTAACTGCGACATTGACGTGCGAACCGCTCGCCGGTTGCGTGACAATGAAAACTACGCGCCGGAATTTGATGCGCTCGTGAATAAAATTCTTGTCAATGAACCTAAAAACAAAATGATTCGCACGTTTGACGGTGAAAAGCCTATCTGCCGCGCCATTGTCAGCGATAAGTTTAAAACCTTCGATAACGTCGACCTGGTAAAAGCTGCGCTGCCGCAGTTAATTGATTCCGATGCGAATTGGAAAATTGTAAACGGCACCGTCACGGATCAGCGTTTGTATATGCGCCTCAAATCCGAAAACCAAATAGCGGAGCCAGCAGTCGGCGACACGATGGCTAACGGCATACTTTTAAAAAATAGCGAGGTCGGCCTGGGTTCCGTCGAAGTATCCCAACTGGCTTGGACACTGTGGTGCCTTAACGGTTGCACTACTGAAAACAAATCCCGCCACACCCACGTGACTAGTGCCCGTGGTGGCGACCAATGGGCATTGCTAACCGATGAAGCTAAAAGCGCGGACAATAAGGCGCTGGAGTTAAAATTGCGCGATGTGGTCGCAGCCTACGGTAGCCGTGAATCCTTTGATGCGCACGTCGATTTAATGCGCCAGGCTCATGGCGATATTGTGGAAAACGGGTTAGCCAATCCGCAAGGTGTGGTCGACGCCGTCGTGTCTGTTCTCAAACTGCCCAAAAAATCCAGCGGCGACATAATGGCGGGCCTTATGCAAACGATACAACAGCCGGGTTACACCAATAAACCAATTAGCCGGGCGACTATCGTTAACGCTGTGACAGCGGTTGCTCATACTGCCGACGCTGACAGTTTGGACGATTGGTACTCCAATGGCCGCACGGTGCTAGATCTGCCGCGCAACCAATGGGAGACGATAGCGTTAGCCGCTTAGACTTACCCACCCACCAACACAAGGCCCCACCACGGGGCCTTTTTTTTTGCGCGCAATTCGATACAATCTATGCAACGTCCCATACCGGGGCGCACAAACGAGAAAAGAAAATGAAACTAACTAGAAAACATCGCAATCTGATATGCGACGTCCTAAGCAGACTTCAGCGCAACATTGACGACAGACAAACCCAGGAGTTCGTCGCCAATCTGATACGCGACCAACACAAAGCCGAGCGCCAATACCGCAGCGGTTGGTGCTCGGGCCGATATTTCCCACGAGACTTCGGCCCAGCGATAGCCGCGAGACTATTCGTAGCGCAGCACATACTTGGGTTTGCGTTTGATTATGTGCCGTCGCCATCACTAAAGGCCAGCTTGCGCCTTGATGCCAACTACGTTCGCGCTGCCGCTATCGCCGCTGAGTTTGAGGATGTGATCAGGAAGCAGGTAACTTCAGAAGAGGCGGCCACAATAGTCCGCGCTCTTGATTATTCACAACTTTGTGAAGGTGAGGCGACAGCATGATAGGCGCAACAGCGGAACAATCTAAAACCCTGGTGCGAATTTTTGAGCGGCACGTCCGCGATAGCGAACACGGCGATTTTAAAAACCTTGGGTTTTTGGATTGGGTGAAACGGGACGTTGTTCGTTCGCACGCGATGGATTGCCTATTAGCGACCGTGCCCGGCATGACTATCGGCATAGAAGTCGACGGTTACTCTCATACGTGAACGCCAAACTGGCACGCATAAAGGCCCGCTACGTGCGGGCTTTTTTTTGTTCTTTATTTAGCCGTGAAACAGGCCCCGCTCCGCGTCCCCTGGGCGGCTTGAAACGTACCGCGCCCGGTGGCGCGTGGTTTATTGGCCCCGCCCCGCGCCCCGTGATCCATTGGCCGCGCACACTGGCACCAGGCCCGCGCCTCGTGGCCGGCGAACCGTGATCCGCGCCCCGTGATCCGCGCCCCGTGGCCGGCGTACCGTGATTCGCGCCCCGCGCACATTGGCCCCAGGCCCGCGCCCCGCCCAACCTCGCCGGCGAAGCATGGCCCCTGGTCCCCGGTTCCCCGCTCGGGTCCCCTGGACAATCGAGGCTAACAACAATGCACAGCGATCGACGCCCCGGCGATTCCAACGCGGTCGTTAGCAAATAAATACAAAGCGCGTAAGTGTGCAGGTTTTACGCAAACAATACGGCGTAAAAACGAACCAAGATCCGTGACCCTTTAACTGTGATAAAAAAGTGCTATATTTGCGCCCCAAGTCCACTTTGGTATGGGATTTGATGCATGGCTAAAGAAGCCGGGAAAGTTGAAAGGCGGGGTCGTCCGAGATTAACGGAAGATAGTCGGCTGACTGGGAAGCAGATTAAGTTTGTCGAGTTGGTTGCGACGCGAGAGGGGCAGGATACGCTTCGTAATCTGGCCGCAGAGGCGGGATTCGGTGTGAAGGGTGCGCATACTCGTGCGTATGAGATGTTGAACCCGCAAAAATCACCGCATATTGTGAAGGCGTTGCGTGAGCGGCGGCGCGAGTTGGCTGAAAAGT